TCCTCGAACACACCCATCGCCGCGGTCGCGAACACGCCCATGTCGCCGTAGACGGTCGGCAGCACGTTGTAGAGGTTCGAGCGCTGGAACACGGTCAGCATGCGCTGCGTGACGACGTGCAGCCATTCCTTGACCGCGCCGAACTCGGCGAGGTCCGGATCAGGCGTCGTCAGCTTCATCCACGGACGAGCAGGCGACGTGATCCCGGCGTGCATACCGGAGCGCAGCGTGCGTGCGGCGAACGTCGCCGTCGAGTCGATGATGTTCTGGTTGCGCCGGTCGCCCTTGTTGCGGTCCGTGATCAGGAACCGGGCGCGGCGCGGCATGATGTAGTCGCCGAGCAGACGCCAGTGCGGATCGAACGTCGACCGCTCGTTCCACGACGTAGCGCGAATCTGCTCGTAGACCTGGCGCTTCGTCAGGCCCGGCGAGCGATATGGCGACTGTTTATCGGCCACAGGTCAGTATCCGAGGAGCGTGCTTTTCTGCTGCGGCTGACTGGTCTGAATCTCGCCGAGACCTTGCGGCCCGGTGAGCATCGTGCCCTCGCGACCGCCAGACGCCGCTGCCGTGCGCCGCTGCTGCTGCTGTTTCTTGCGCGCCTCGGCGTCGGCCTTCGCGGGATCGGCCTTCGCATCTTCCGGCAGTTGCGGCGTGCCGGGATTCGGGATGTCAGGTGCCATCGCCTTCTGCATAACGCTTCCGGCCAGCAGCCCGCCAACAACAATCGCAGCAGTTCCGCCCATGTCTCAGCCCTTTCGGTCCAGTCGTTTCACGTAGACGCGCTCGACAGGTTCGTAGCCGAGGAACCCGAGGATGCGCCCGAGCGCCGGATGCGCGTCCTTGACGTGGTGATAGACGCACTGCACACCCTCGATCGCCAGTTGCGCGTCGGCGAACTCGACGAGGCGCAGGCCGGTGCGACCGGCGCGGTAGTCCGGATGCAGGTAGAGGACGTCCTGCTTTGCCTGCTTGCTTGCCTGGTAGTGCGGATTCGAACCGACGAAGTAGCACGCATACCCGACCAGCCTGTCGCCGTCGCGCGCCGTGTAGACGCGCAGGCGATCGCTGACATCGGCATTGCAGTAGAGGCGAACGTCGACGTCGAGCAGGATGTCCTGGAAGTGCGCGATCTCCTGCCGGTGCTGCTCAAGCAGGGGTAAGGCGTCGTCGAACGCATCGGTAAACCGTTCACGCTGAAACCTCACGGAGCGCATTTGCGGCGGATTATGCGCGCCCCGCAAAACCGATGTCAAATCAACATCATGCGGCACGACCCTCGAAGGTCATGCGAGGTAATCAGATAAATCAGAACGTCACGGATCACCAAGTTCGAGCAGCCTTTTCTTCGCCAGTTCGAGCAACCAAAGGCACTCCGGACCAGACGGATCGTTCGACTCGAAGTAAAACCCGCCATCAGGTTCCCACCCAATAACGACAACGCTGGACAGATTGGCCTCGCCCGCCTCGCGGATCACGCGCTCAACCGGGATCGGCAGCGTCGTCACGCATTCAAGTTCGACAACGTTATCGTTCATATCCCATCCCGATACGGATCGAAGTCATGCAGCGCGCGGCCCTCGTCCTGCGTCTCGCGGAACGGATCGAACTCGGCGCGAGCGCGGCCATCGCTGCGCTGCCCCGGCAGGCGCAGGTTCGCCGGCATGTCCGGCTCGGCGAACGTCAGCGCCAGCGCGTCGGCGTAGTTCGGCGATCTGCCGAGGCGGACCTTGATCTGGTCCTTCTCCTCAAGGATCAGTTTGCCAGCGCGGAACGTGTAGGTCGGCGTCACCAGTTCGGCAACGAGTTCCGGCACGTTCGGCAGCGCACCGCCACGCTTGACCCACTCGGCCATCGTGAACCACATCTCGGCGCGCTTGTTGTAGAACCGCGGATCAATCGCCTTGCCCGCGAAGTTGATGCCGACCGGCGCATGACCGCCTTGGATCAGGTAGTCGATCGCGCCGGCAGCGTAGCCCCCGGTGTCGTCGAAGAACTCACGCTCGCTGCCCCATCGGTTTTTTGCCAGCACGACGCGAGCGGCGATGTCGTTGCTGCGTGCGTTCCGCATGTCGACCGGCCTGAACGCCATGAGACCCTGCCGCGGGAAGATCACCCACTTGTCATCGCCGAAGCGCGCAGCGTCGATGCCGAGGCGCTTCTGCGCCCACTCAAAGGCATCCGGCTTGTAATCGCGCTTCATCGCGGCGGCGACCTCGTCAGGTCCGAGCAGCGTGTTCAGCGACGTCGGCGGGAACATGCCGAGGATGTAGGACATGACCCACGGATTGTCGCGACCGTAGGTTCTGATCTGCTCGCGCGCCCAGGCGATGTCGATCCGCGGCGAGCGGTCAGGATCGTCGGGATCGCCAGTGATGCGGATCACAGTCCACATATGCGCCAGCGCGGTCGCGGCAGCGTAGAGCATGCCGTCGAGCGACGTCGGGTTCCCGGCTTGCAGCAGCTTCCCGAACTTCGGCCCGGTCGACAGCGCCTGCTCGCCAGCCTTGAGCACGGTCGGCGGAACGTCGCCGCTCTCGTCGACCATGCCGAGGACATACTTCGAGTGCAGGCCGGACAGCGTTCGGCCCTGCTCCTCCGGGTTCGCCGACTTCGACCACGAGCGCGCCGACATGAACCACGTCTCCGGATGATCGGTCGCGAAGATGCGTTCCTTCGTCCAGGTGAACGCGGTTTTAAGGAACTCGCTGCGCCCCTGCCACTTGGCGAACTCCGGCCAGAGGTTGTCTTTCAGGTTGTCCTGCGTGACCGAGACAGCAGCGCCCTTCGGATGATCGTCGCGGTCGCCGTAGCAGGCGAGGAAGTTCCAGCCGCACCAGGCCAGCACCGCGGTCTTGCCGGGACCAGCGCACGCCTGCATGCTGATCCGCTGCTGCTGCGGCTCCATGCTCGGGAAGGCTTCGAGCACCTTGCGCTGCCAAGCGTCCGGCTGCTCGCCGAAGTTCTCCCACACGAACAGGCAGGGATTCTCGCGCCATGCCTTGATGCGCTGGCGTGCTGCCGTGATCCGGTTGTCAGTCATCGCCCGCCACCAGGTCTGCCAGCGTTACCTTGCCGCCGTGCTCGACCTTGTCGGTCAGCATCTTCAACGAGCGCGCCAGCGTCTCGACGGACTTGTTGCGGTCCCACAGCTTGACCTTCGTCACCACGCCGATCTGCCTGCGGTCGTCGCCGCGGCCATCGAACAGCTCCTCGACCTCGATCGAGGCGATCGCGCGCCGGATCGACTCCGGCATGTCGTGAACCTTGAGCAGCGTGTTCGTCTCCTTGTCGTAGGCTTGCGAGATGTCCGTGTCCGCCATCGCCAGCAGCGCGCGGTTCACGACCTCGCGATTGTGCTCCTTGCGCCGGTCGACGGCAGCAGCGTAGCGCTCGCGCCGCTCCTTCTCGCGCTCGATCCACACACTGACCGTCTGGAAATGCAGGTCATGCTCGCGACAGAACGCGGTCAGCGTCCCGCCGCCAGCGATGAACTCGCATATCACGTCGATCGCGTTCGGGTAGTCGAGCAGCGTGCGCGCGTTCGTCTTGCGCTGGTTCCGGACCGGATTGCCTGGCATCAGCGTCTCCGGTGGACGCCGCGCGTGATCGCCAGAGGTCTCGCGCCAAGGTATTCGGCCAGCGTCGGGATTTCAATGGGTGACGAGCGGCGCTTCTGGCGCTCGGCATACCAGTCCCGCGCATACTGCCGGCGACGACGGACTTCATCGCTGACTTCGTCGTCCGGCATGCGAGGCCGGTGATCCTCGACGCCGACGCTGGCGTAGCCACGGACGAAGCGCGCGCCTTTCGGCTCGGGCGGCGTCTGAGGCCGCAGGACATCGAGCAGGCCGTTCACAGCGTCACCTTCATATCACGCGCCAGCGCCAGACAGCGGCGCTCGATCTCGACCTTCGGCAGCGTGCCGAGGAATCGCTTGCGGCCAGGCCGGATCGCGCGGCGACGTTTCGACAGGATCATTTCCATGCGACGGATCGGTTTTTCGATGATCATGCTGCTCTCCTTTTCGGTTGACGTTGATCGCACCGCGCCGCCGCTTACCCGGCCCATCTCCTCCGGCGATCGGCGGCGGCGCTGCGCTAGGCGTATCGTGCCTTACCCCGGTCCGTCAGCCAGCGGGAAGATTCGCCAGCCCTCGCTGCCGGAGTTCAGGGCAGGCACCCCCGGCTTGCCTTCCAGGGACGCACTCGACCCCGGCATTGCCCGCGTCGCAGCAGCGTTCATGCTACGACGATGATGCAGTTTCGACAACGGCTCGGCACGTTTCACATCGCGGGATGTAGCGACGTAGCGACTGTAGCCTCGATTTCCTATAGCCCCTCATTTTCTATACATTCGTGCGTATGTATGGTTTCTCTTGCCCTTAATAGCCTATATTTAGGTAGCTACTAGCTACAAACATCAATAAGTATAAGAATATAAAGGGAAATTTCGTGTAGCGACCTTGTAGCGACCTCGCTCATGTAGCGTCCTCAAGGTCGCTACCTTGTTGGTCAAGGTGCGTCCAGACCTTAATAACCTTTCCGCCTCGTCGGGTATTCCCGGTGTTCGACCACCCGAGAACCCGCAAACAGGTCGCTACACGCATCTGTTCGTGGCGACCTATTTTCAGAAATTCAAAGCGCAAGCCATCGGTCAAAATATCGTTGACCGTCACCTCGTCGCGCCCGATCAAGTAGCTGGAAACCGGCTCGATCCATGGATCAGCGTCATACCGTTTCCGCTGCTCTCGGCGCGTCTCCTCGACCGGCATGACGTGCCACGGCTCGCCGGCCTTGAACCTGGCGACGGCCTCGGCGAACAGCAGGTCGCGGACCTCGCGGATGCCCTCGACGTTAATCTCCCCGCAGCGGATCGGCCAGAAGCGCCTAGCACCAGTCTCGTCCTTGTTCCAGTCGTCGCGGTTCGTCGTGCCGACAAAAACGCATTGCCGCGGATGATCCTTCGCGTAGCCGTGCGCTCCGGACGGCCTGAATCGGTCTGAGGGGCAAGTCACGACCTGCTTGACCCGGTTGACCTCGGCCCGCGAGAAAGCGTCCATCTCCGAGATTTCCACGATCAGCTTGCCTTGCAGAATCTCGGCAAAGGCCCGCGCGTTGGTCGCGCTCTCGTGCTGCTCGGCGAACCACTCGCCAGCGATGACCTGCACCGCCGTCGACTTGCCGGCACCCTGAGAGCCTTCGAGCACGATCATGTTGTCGACCTTACAGCCGGGACGGTAGACCCTGGCGATGATCGACAGCCAGAAGTTCCGGCCAGCAGCGCGCGTGTATTCCGTGTTCTCGGTCCCGAAGTAGTCCGGGAAAAAGTCCTCAAGGCGCTGCGTGCCGTCGCGCTTGAGGCCGTCCAGCCAGTCCCGCACGCAGTTCCTCGGATGCCGGTAGGCGATCGCCACGACTGCCTGCCGGATGATCTCGCGCCCGATCTTCGAGATGCCGAGACCGCGCTGCATGTAGAGGCACAGGTTGATGTCGTCAGCCTCGGTCCACTCGCGCGCAGGCGTGCCGGTCAGCAAGCGCTGCAAGAACTCGTCGAACCAGACAAGCCCTTGCAGCGCCGGATCGCGTTCGAGGATGGTGACGGCATTGTTCAGGTTCGCGAGCGGCGCACCGTTCCCGTTCCGGTCGAGCCCCCACGAGAGCCAGCGCGCGACTTGCGACGCGCCTGCCTCGATTGACTGAGCCGGTAGACCTCCGCCTTGAGGCCGTTGATCTCCGACTGCGCCGCGATCAGCGCCGTCTGATACGCTTGCAGGTCCGCCCGCAACCCGGCGATCAGCATCGTGTGATCCGACGTCGTGCGGATCACCGACGCCGTCACGTTGCGCCCGGTCGCCCCGATCCACTCCCGGATCGCGCGTTTCAGGCGGACGAGCGGCGGCAGCTTTCCCGCCCGCCCCATCGCCGCCCCTATGCTCGGGTCCTGCCCCACCTGTTTCTGGTCCATTGCCATTGCCCTCCGTCACGAGTTTAACTTTCGGGACCGCCCAAGTCTTAAAGCGCTCCCACGTCCACCCTTCCGCGACGGCGTCAGCAACGTCCCAACCCTCGGGGACGCCTTCGGGAATGATGATCTTCACGGTCGGGCAGAGGCGCAGCAGCGCGTGTCCGATCTCCCACATCGCCGTAATGCCGGGATTGTCGGCATCCGGCATCAGCGTCACCGTCCGGCCCTTGAGCGGCGACAGGTCGACTTTCTTCCATGCCTTGCAGCCGCCAGGCCACGCGATTCCGACGTATTGCGGCGCAAGCTGGCGCAGCGCGTCGACTTTCTTCTCGCCCTCGACAATCATGACCGGCGCGCTCGGACGCTCGAACAGCGCAGGCAGGCCGTAGAGAGGCCGCTGCACCTGGAACGAGCGCCAAACCCACTTGTGCTGACCGTCCTGGTTCGCCGCGAATACCTGCGGGACGACGTCCTTTTTGCGGACGACCTCGCCGGTCTCCTCGTCGGTCTCCTCCCACTCGAACCGGCACGTATAGCCGAGCACCTTGCCGTCGCGATCGAGGTAGGTCCAGCGCGCGACGGCCTCGTGTTTGATCCAGCGAGCGGCACCCTTCGGCTTGCGGAACCACGTATCAGGCGGCACGCCAGCATGCGGCGGCACCGGCAGGATCGGCGTCCACTTGTCTTTCTTGCGCTCGCCCTCGGCAGGCGGCGGCGGCGCCGGGATGCGGTCGCCGATCGTCCCGCTGTCGAGTTCCTTGAAGGCGTCAAGCTGCGACAGGTTGTTCGCCGCGGCGTAGAGACTAATCAGGTCGCCGCCCGCCTCGCCGTTCGCGAAGTCACACCAGCGCCCGGTATCTGCGTTGACCGACAGCGATTCGCCAGGATCACCGCGCAGATTGCCGACGACGAACTCGTGACCACGCCAGCGGCCAGCCGGGAACCACTCCGGCAGCAGCGACCGTGATTGACTGAGCAGGCGCGCAGCGAGCGCGCCGAAGTCGAGAGCCATAGCAGACCCTCGTCAGGCGAACAGACGGACCGACTTGACGATGATAAAGCCGAGCGCAGCGCCGATCGAGACGCCGCCGATAACGGCGAGAAAAAACCACGCGACTATTTTTTTCATAATCTTCCTTCGTTGATTGATGTTGAATAATTCTAAACGATTTTCAGCGCGCCAACGGCAGAGTCCACATCGCGAGCGACGATGCCGATCCCGCCAGCGCTGCGGACGGTGTTCAGGAAAATCTCCTGCGGCCCGGTCAGCCTGCCGGTCGTCGTCTTGACCTCGACGGCAGTGAACGCCGCGACCTTGCGACCGACCATCTCCGGCGTGATCTGGACGGTATTCCAGCCGATCAAGTCACTGCTGCCGACGCACAGCCCGGCATGCAGCGGCCTCGCGTTCCGGATCACGACGTCGCCCGGATACAGCGTCACGGTCCGCGGCGATGAACGGCACAGTTCCGCCGTCCCCGCCCATGCCTGGCCGACGTTGTTGCGGAATACCCTCGCGCCCGCCGTTGAGAGCGCCATCATAAGCCGCCGTTGCAGTTCGGCTTCGTTCACGACAGAAGCCTCAGTTGCTCTGGTTGATCAAACATCTCGGCCTGGAATGCTAGATGCAGCTTGTTTGACTTTCTCGCGTTTAACTTCGCGTCGATGACGCGCATATTCCACGGCACGGTCAGGCCGCAGACCAGGTCGCACGTCACCGGAATAACGTGGTCGATGACATGCGGCACCCCGGTCGAGAAGCGCTTGAAATTGCGCTCCTCGATCAGTGTTCTGAAATCCGACTGCCTGACCCACGGCGGAGCGGACAGGCACGCGGCGAGGATGTAGTCCCGGCGCTTGTGGTTCCGCAGCCAGTTCGGTTCGTCGCCACGGATCAGCATCTCGCGCAGCTTTGGCCGGATGAACCAGACGCTCATGCCGCCATCTCCCGCTCGATGTAGTGCTGCTCCGCGTTCGGATTCTGGTAGCAGAACCGCGATCCCTTGCGATGCTTGAACCAGTAGCCACCGCAGTTGCAGGCGTGTTTCCTGCCCCAATTAGCAGCCAGCCGGTCCCGGCACGGTGTCAGCCTGTAGTATCCGCGATGC